CCTGGTGATTTAATTTTTGATTGTAATAATAAAAAATTGATGATTATATTAAAACAAGATGAAACTAAGATATTATCACCAGAACCTGTTGAAATTCCATTTGCTTGCTTTAGATTTTTAGGAGATATATAATGCCAGTATATAGAGACTATGAGATTCGTATAAATCTTAATGAATTGATTGAACAACGGATACCAGCATGTAATCTGACTCATCCTGATCATTGTTTAACTGATTCACAGATTGCTGATATCGCACATGATATTAATATGGATCTTAACTTACATCCAATCTATCATCAGATAGATGAACATATTATGAGATATGTTAATGCAGCAAATATAGATAATAAAGATCATTGGGTAGAATCAAAACTTCCAGATCTTGATATTACCGATGAAGAAGAAATTAGTTTTGAATAGTTATGGCATTTTCTAAAGAATTAAAGATAGGGACAAAGAAATCTCATTCTGCAGCAGAGAATACCTCTTTTGTTAGATCTTTTCTTAGAGGTGTTGTGAGTAAAGAATCTTACAAGAAACTTGTTTCTGATTTATATTTTGTATATTCCGCAATGGAAGAGGAGGTTGAAAATCTAAAAGATCATCCTATAATAGGACAGATACAGTTATCTGATCTAAAACGTGTAAATGCTTTGGAGCAAGATCTTAGGTTTTATTATGGACCTATTTGGAGATCTATTATTACACCTTCAGAAGCATGTAACCAGTATGTCAATCGTATTCGTGAGGTAGCGAAAAATGAACCAGAACTTTTGGTTGGTCATCATTACACCAGATACCTGGGTGACCTCTCTGGGGGTCAAATCCTTAAAGGAATTGCTGAAAAAGCTTTGGCTTTGGGGGATGGGCAAGGACTCAAATTTTATGATTTTGAAAAAATAGAAGATCCGAAAGCATATAAAGCAGGGTACAGAGGAATTCTTGATGGACTTCCTATCACAGAGCATCAAGCAAATGCTATAATAGTAGAAGCAAATTATGCTTTTAGATTAAACATGTATATGTTTGATACTCTGGAAGGTAACTGGATCCAGTCACTTCTTCAAATGATTATTAGTTTTATTAGGGGATTGTTCAAATGATTTTAGTATTCATTATAGTAGGATTATTATTTTTTATTATGGGGTATGGATTATACCTTACAGTAGGACCAGGTAAAGTAGATTTACGTGATCCTATTGACGAACATGCTAAAATGCATGAGTTGGGTATTGCTCATGGTCACGGTGGTGATAAAGGAGCATATGAAATTTCTGGTAAACTAAGTCACAAACATGAAGAATAAACCTTATGATGACTCCAAATGGAGAGAAGAATCTTTACCCTACCATACGGGTAAACAGGCAGATCTATTGAGGGATGGACCTCATAGTTTATCAGAGTCTTGGATTATGCAAGCGATGTATAATAAGTGGAAGAAGCGTAATGGGTATAAAGATCCTGAACCACCAGATGTTTCATCATCTTTGAAAGAATTTTTTCAAAGACAGAAAGATCAAGGTATTTAATGAGTGATAACCAGTACGAGTATTTGAAAAGACAACATTATTTGGCAACACATATGGAATTAACAGAAGAGAATGTAGTAAGGGTTCTTGAAGAACTTGTACCTTATGTTGAAGCAGATGGAGGTTCCCTTCAGTTTGTAGAAATAGAAGAGGAAACTGGTATAGTAAAAGTTAGATTGGGTGGTGCGTGTGAGACATGTGCCATGAGTGTTATGACATTAAAGCAAGGTATAGAAAAGAAACTAATGAGTGAGATACCTGATTGTGTAGGAGTTATTCAGGTTCTCTAACAGTGTGTGTGAGTCCACATATTCATGCGTAAAAATACCTATATGGTATAATAAATATCATTAGTATGGGATTGAAAAATCATGCCCCTGACGCAACAAAAGCATTACATTGTCGGTTATCACGACACACAACATCAACATCATGAAATCTGCGAATACGCTGTAGATTCATATAACGCAATACAGAATTCTAAAGAGGATGTTCCTTATCTAAGGGAGCATCCTTCTTTTATTGACTATTGTACAAAAGAGTTACCTGAGATCGATAGGATTACACATCTTATGGCAGCAGGTATTCCTATGGGACATTGATTATGAAACATGAAATAATGTGGTGGATGAGTAGAATCACCATCATGGGAACCTCTTTAAGTTTATCAGTGTGGCTTGCTGCACAGGCATATGCTTAGACCTTTAATAGAATGGATAGGGGGGAATATGAATACTCTCGCTCTATTCAGTTGGGTAATATTTTTGCCCATAGGATTTATGACAATAGACGCACCAAGAAACCCAGAGAAATATAAACATAAGTAATGTGAGTGATATCGTCTGGTCAATAAATATTATGGTAGCCTTGCTATTAGTATTAGTAAGTGTTACAATATACTGGATATTTAAATACGATGAATGGTATCCTAGCAACGATGTTCATAGTCACATCTCCTCTGAACGTGGGGCAGATGATTCAAGACATGAGGGATTGGGAGTCTGAGAGAACTCGAACTCCTGTAGAAGAGATGCTAAATAACTCACTACAAGAAATGGAGTGGGGAGATTATGGGAGCGATGGTTCCACCGAGTCGGAAGAGTTGTTACAATTTCCGAGTGACAGAGATAGTGAAAGTATTAGACGGGGATACGATAGATGTTCTGATCGACCTTGGCTTCGATTTATTCAAGAAAGAACGGGTAAGAATTGCTGGAGTGGACACCCCAGAGAAAAGAACTAGAGATTTAGAGGAAAAAGCACTTGGTATTGACGCAACTAACTGGCTTAAAGACAAGCTCGAAAGTACTATTGACGGTGATGATGAGCTTACTATTAGGACTGAACTTGTTGGTGGGGTCGGTAAATATGGTCGTCTTCTTGGGTGGCTTTATATCGGGGATTCAAACCTGTCGCTTAACGAACAAATGATTACTGAAGGATACGCATGGAGTTATGATGGTGGCACTAAGCAGAAGAATTTTGACGATTTGCGTGAAATTAGGAGATCGTTTGGGACTCTGGCAGAGTAACAATCAAGTGTATATTGATATACACGGTAAGACTGGTAGGCGATTGTATGCTGAATGGGAAATACCAACTGAAGAATATGAAAAAGCATGAAAAAATTTTTATTTTATGATACTGTTTTTAATCAAGAGGAATTAGATTTAACTTGGGAAGAACTTAATAAGACTGATTGGGGTAGACTTGATGATCCAATTTTTGGTAATAGAGATGTAATAAATTTACATGGACCTGAATTTTATCACCCACCTTTTCCTAAACTAATAGATTCTTACTTGGAAATTTTAGAGAAACAAACTAAAGATGCTTTACAAAATGGGTTGCAGAAGTGTCAGGGTAGAATTATTTGTGATGAAAAACTAGCAAGATATGCACCTGGTGATGATTTAGATTGGCATTGTGGTGATTGGGCATACTATAGCCATCCTTATTTAAATTATGGACCAGAAGCTGCCTTTATGAAAAGGCAGTTGACAAGTATTACATATTTAAATGATGATTATGTTGGAGGTGAAACGGAGTTTACAGAAGATCTTATTAAACCAGAAACAGGTAAGACTTTAATATTCCCTGCTCATTGGGAGTTCGCTCATAAGGGTAGAAAGGTTGTTGAAGGAACTAAATATGTTTACATAAATCATATATGGTTTTAGATGGAGCTTAAAGATACCTTAGTAACAGGAGCAACGGTACTGGCAGTAGGAACCAGTAGTGTTGTTGGTGGTAATCAGGTTATGGATAAAGTTAATAAAGGACCAGAGAAACGTAGGGATGCTACGGTTGAAAGAGTCATGTCAGAACTTCAACCATACATAGACTCAAGGATTCAACAATTAATTCCTACACAAACTGGTGCTGTGGTTCCTACAACTAAAGCACCTCAGTTAGATTACAGACAAAATGTCCCTCAAAGACAGTAAGGATAGGGTTATAGACCTTATAAGGATTGTGATATTATTTCAGTTGGGAATAGTAGGAGCAACTATATTTGGATGCTTTATGCCTGGTAAGGTATGTGACTCTGATGTGAAGCAACACATTGCCAACATGATGACTGTTATAACTACTTCTACATTTGCATTATACGCAGCAGAAAAATGAAAAGTTTACCAATACCATTACTCACATTCTTAGCAGCACAAGTAGGTGCTGGTGTCTGGTGGGCATCTAATATAGATGGTTCTGCAAGACATGCTGAAGAATTAGCAGCAGAGAATAGGAGATACATCCAAGAGGTTGTGATTCCTTCCTATGAGATCAGTGACAACTGGGATAACCCACATTATAACAATTGGGTAAAAGCAGGTGGATGGAAAGATTAAGTAATGACTGACATTACAGAAAAGGATTCTGAACAAGATGTAAAGATTGCTGTCCTTGATAGTACTCTTGAAAATGCTACTCGTAGAATGGAATTGATTCATAAAAGAATTGATAGAACAGAGGAGAGAGTTACTAAATTAAATGAAGATGTAAGAGAAAGAATCCGAGCACTTGAGAAATGGGTGTGGGGTGCTGGTGCTGTACTCACTGCCTTTATTATTATTGGTGGAGTAGTGGGTGATTTAGATCTTCTTCCTAATAGTGAGGTAATAGAAAATGCATCCTAATGGTTACACTAAAGAAGATATTAAAAGGATCTTAGGATCTTCTTGGCCTACTATGCCTGAAGGACATGAGACTGGTAATGAGATGAGAAAAAGAAAGGGTAGAGAGATGAGAGCAGGGTTGAGACCTTATCCTACATACCCTGCAAAGAAGGTAGGTCCAAACTTTGATGAGAATGGAAAATATATTTACCCTGAAGGTAGTGGGTTTAATTATATGGAGAATTAGATCCTAATTCTGAATGGGGTGGTAAAGTATCATGAGTGAAATTAATAATAATTATAATCCTTATGTTCCTAATCAGAATGTTCCAAGTCAGGGTGTAGATGGTGTATATAATGTACCATATACAAATGTACCTAGTGCTAATGTTCCTAATATAAACACTGGTGTTATTGGTGTTGATCCTATAGGTAATCAGTATGTGCAGATTAATGGTATATGGGTAAGGACTCCTAAAGTAGCAAATGTAGAAATAGGAGAATTAGCAGATAGAAGTTGGTTAGATAATCCCCCACAGGCAGTTCCTAAAGTAGTTCCTGTTACTATTAATGCAGGTACTCCTATAGTTGATATGCCTGGTTGTGTAAAGGTTCATAAGGAGAATGTCAAACAGCAATCAAAAAATAAGGTGCTGGTTGATGATGACCCTAAAGGCAATACAGTATTGTGTGATGCTGGAGCTCCTTTCTATGAACCAGCAGATTATGACTATAAGGATTTAAGTTGGGAAACAATATACACAGAGACAGATCAAGAAGCAGGAGGTATTGATACTGGTGGGGATGTACCTGCACCTGATATAGATCCTCCTTCACCTCCTAAGACACCACCACAAACTGCTGAAGATATAGAATGTCCTCCTGCTAATGCAAGACGCATTGGAGACTTAAATCAGGCAGGTACAGAGAAGGTAACAGGATATAAATTAAGTCCAGATAAAAAAACTTGCATAACAGAATGGGAGGAATTATCCTTTACAGAACAATATCTCCCATGTGTTCCTGTTGTATCTACTACTGCTACTATTGCTCTGGTTGCGACGTCATCCGCCCTACTTGCCAAACCCCTAGCGGATCTTCTTTTGAAGGTTGTGAAGCCTGTTGTGAAGAAGGTCGTAGCCAAGGTAAAATCGATAATGGGGAAGAAGGAACCTGTGTTGTCTGTTCGGGAACGTCAACTTGCTCAGAGGGATCGGAACCAGGCAATACAGACTCTGAAGAAGGCTGTGAAGAAGTAGGACTAGTCCACTGTGGTTGTGGTATCTGGTGTTCATGAGGTTCTACCTTTCCTCCTGGTGCTTTTACAACTACATCAGCACATACACTATGGTATGGTGATTTAGGATGGAACATGATACCAGCCTTGAGGAGCTCACCACAATTTTTGAGACGAGCAATCTCAAAATCTAATCTTTTATTAGCAACTAATTGAGCAGCCATTGCATTTTGATTTTCTGCTGCTGTATGGCATTGCCTTTGAAATTTTCTATTCAGTGGTATAGAGAGAGTACCAGAGAGACCTATGTTCATTGATTGGTTTGCTCTCATATCAGTACGCACAGGTTTAAACCATGATGGGGTCATTTCCCCACCACTATCAACTACATCAGGAACACCATTAGGACTGTCTATATCTTGAATGATTGAGATGTCTGACCCATCAGGAAACCATCTGACTGTTTCTCCAATAGTATTACCATCAGTTCCATCAGAGACATAAGTTCTATCATCATACCAATCTTCCCAAGGATAGTTCTTGACGGTAACATATGTTGGAACCATCTTACCACTTGTATCTGTTGTATTATATTGCGGTTCGTTATAAAAATCTTCCCAAGGATGCTTTCTACTATCTGCGAACTGTACGTATGGTGTAAGGTTAAAGGTACTACCTTGACACTGCACTCCACCACCATAGGTGTTAGTTATGTATGGACCTTGTAATACTTGTATCGCCTGGTTCGTTACTGAGCCGCTACTATTGGCTATGGGATTAGCAGTAGCACTAACACCACCTACTCCTTGTGCTAAAGAAACTGTTGGAGATAATAATGATAGTACTAATGTACTTACTGAGTAAATGTACTTGTTGTGTCGGTGATGCTTTTTATTTCTGTTACGCGTTGTATTACCGTTTGATTTGTCATTCCTGGTCCAGAATATGTCTGGGTAAATTGAAAGGCTGCTCCAGGTTCGTGGATTGTGAAGTTGTTTTGTGCTGACATGTCTAAGGCATCGAAGGAAGAAGTTACTGTTCCTGTTACTGCTCCTTCCTCTCCCCCTACTCCAGAATTCACTATCACTGTTGAGGTTGATGTTTGGGGATTCAATGCTGCACCGTTGTTGTCGACGCCTACCCCCGTCACGCTGTATTCCCATCCTGTCCTATAGTCAATTGAATTTATAGTTTCGGTGACTGTAGATTCAGTCTCCGTGTGGCTCGTCATAGAACCTTGTTGAAAATTTGGGACCACGGGGACTGCTCTTGCAGCACCCGCACTACCTAATAACACTAGTATAGTTATAAGCCTTTTCATGACCTACTAGTTGATTGACAGCTCTGTTACAAATTGTCCAGTAGCTGATGTACCTGCTCCG